CATCACTCCACAATTATCTGGAAATTTAGATACTAACGGAAATAATATTTTAGTTGATGATACTAAAGGTATTTTAGATGATTCATCAAATGAACAATTAATTTTTTCAAAAACAGCTTCTGCAGTAAATAATATACAAATTAAAAATGCAGCCACTTCAACTGCACCAGAAATAAGTGCAATTGGAGATGATACAAATATTGATTTAACTATAACTCCTAAAGGTTCTGGAAATGTTGTTTTAGATGGATTAAAATATCCAAATGCAGACGGGACTTGTGGCCAAGTATTAACTACCGATGGTTCAGGAAATTTAACTTTTGCTGACGCTGGCGGCGGTGCTGTAAGTTGGAATACTACTCCAATTACTGCTGACCCTGCTAATGCAGTTGCGGGTACAGGATATTTTGCAGACACAAGTGGAGGAGCATTTACAATTACATTACCTACATCACCTAGTGCTGGTGATATTGTAGCTATTAAAGATTACGCAGGAACTTTTGTTGATAACAATGTTACTGTTGCAAGAAATGGTTCAAACATTGATGGAGTTGCACAAGACGGAATATTAAATGAAAATAATTTAGCAGTAACATTTATTTATGTAGATGGTACTCAAGGTTGGAAAGCTATTAACTCAGATGCAGGAACTTATGGTCCTGGTTACATCGTTGCTGAAGGTGGTGAAGTTACAATTTGTGGTGATTACAAAATTCATACTTTTAACGGACCAGGTATTTTTAGTGTATCATCTGCTGGAAATCCATCAGGGTCTACACAAGTAGATTATATGGTAATTGGTGGCGGTGGCTCTGGCGGAGGTCAATCACAATCTGGTGGCGGTGGTGCTGGTGGTTTTAGAGAATCCCATTCAGCTCCTGTTTCAGGTTGTTACACAGCAAGTCCATTAGCTACACCAACAGGAATTACTGTAAGTGCTCAAAATTATCCAATTGTAATTGGAGGAGGTGGTGTTGGAGGAAATATTCAAGCTGTAGGATATATAGGATCACCTTCTTCAGCTTTAGGAATTACATCAGCCGGTGGTGGCGGTGGTGGCGGATCTGGCCAATCTGGTGGGCCAGGAGGATCCGGTGGTGGTGGCGGAGAAAATGGTGGTGGCGGATCAGGTAATCAGCCTCCAGTAAGTCCACCTCAAGGAAATAATGGCGGATCCTCAGGAAATCCATCTGGAGCAGGTGGTGCTGGCGCAGGCGGAAATGGAGGAGGTGCTGGACCTCAAAATGGTGGTGCTGGCGGTGTTGGTATCGCAACAGAAATTTTAGGAGTTTCACAATCTTTTGCTGGTGGTGGCGGTGGAGGAGGTTATTCTCCAGCTGGATCAGGTGGAACTGGAACATCAGGAGGTGGTGATGGTGGAGATTATAATAATGCATTTAGAGTTGGATTCCCTGGTGCAGCGAATACTGGCGGTGGTGGCGGTGGTAATGGTTGGCCTGTAGCAAGCGCTGCAGGTTTTGGTGGATCTGGAAAAGTAGTAATTAGATACAAATATAGGTAGGATAAAAATATGGCACATTTTGCAAAAATAGGAATGAACGGAAAAGTTATTGCGGTAACAACTTTAGAAGATAAAAATTTATTAAATGCTGATGGTGTTGAAGATGAAAGAGTAGGTCAAGAATATTTAGAAAGATGTAATAATTGGCCTGCAGAAATGTGGATTCAAACTTCATACAACACTAGAAATGGTAAGTATTACAATACTGATAATACAGAACATTCTGATCAATCAAAAGCATTTAGAGGAAATTATGCTGGTATAGGAATGATTTGGGATGAAGACAATCAAATATTTATTTTTCCAAAACCTCATGCAAGTTGGACTTTAGATATACCAACAGCAAGTTGGGTATCACCTATTGGTAATCATCCTGAATTTACTGATGAGCAAGTTCAACAAGTAACAGCAGGCACACATTCTTGGGAATACAGATGGAATGAATCTACGCAAAGTTGGGATTTGATAGATAAAAACGCATAATATAATTATCATGGTGGTGGCATGGAAAAAAATATTTTAACAGAACAAGCAATATACTATGGTGATGTTTCAATGCCAAAAGGTTTTGAAATAGACCGAGATAAATTATCAGGCGATATTTTACAATCAACATTTACAGATTCAGAGTTTCCATTTTCAAGAGCTTGGGACATGTTGAATACTTATGTGTATGAGCACGTAAATCTAGAATATAATTTTCAAATTATTAATAAAAAAACTTGGGGTGATATGTATAAACCCAATCAACAAACAGAACCATTACTTAATATTGATCCTGTAGATTTAAGAAACTCACCAGATTATACATTACTTTATGGAGTCAAAGTTGATAACTGTATGGTGCGAATTTTTTATGATGATAATAGAAGAAAAGGAAGAAGTTGGGATATTCCTTTAGAAAATAATAAATTTATTATGTTTCCTTCTACAAATATGTATACTATTAAAAATAAACAGAAAGATGGTTTGAATTTTATACAAACTTTAACTTATGAATATCTCTAATTATTACTGGTATTTTAAATCTGCAATACCCCCTAGAATTTGTGACGACATAATAAAATATGGATTATCTCAAGCAGAAACTATTGCTAGAACTGGTAGTTATGGAGATAAAGAACTTACAAAAGAAGAAATAAAAGATATGAAACGTAAAAGAAATTCAGATTTAGTATGGCTTAATGATACTTGGATATATAGAGAAATACATCCTTATTTAATAGAAGCTAATAAAAATGCTGGTTGGAATTTTCAATGGGATTGGTCTGAATCATGTCAATTTACAAAATATAAATTAAATCAATATTATGATTGGCATTGTGATAGTTGGGATAAACCTTATGATAAACCTAATACTCCTCAACATGGTAAAATTAGAAAACTATCTATGACTTGTCAATTAACAGATGGTTCAGAATATAAAGGTGGTGAATTAGAATTTGATTTTAGAAACTATGATCCTCATATGAGAGATGAGTCCAAACATTTAAAACAAGCAAAAGAAATACTTCCGAAAGGATCTATTATTGTATTTCCTTCATTTGTATGGCATAGAGTTAAACCAGTAACGAAAGGAGTAAGGTATTCATTAGTCGTGTGGAATCTTGGATATCCGTTTAAATAATGTACATTAATAATTTTTTTAGTACTCCAATTTGGTCAGAACAAAAACCAGAATTTGTTAAGTCTTTAGATAAAGCAAGTAACAAATATATTAAAGAAGCAAGAAACAGAAACAAAGATCATATTAAAAAATATGGTGACTTTGGATTGTCTCATCACTCAACACCATTGACAATGGATAATGATTTTTTAGATTTTAGAAATTACATTGGTCAAAAGTCTTGGGAGTTTTTAGATCACATGGGTTATGACATGCAACAATATCAAACTATGTTTAGTGAGTTATGGGTACAAGAGTTTGCTAAAAAAGGTGGTGGGCATCATTCAGCACATATTCATTGGAATCAACACGTATCGGGTTTTTATTTTTTAAAATGTTCTGATAAAACATCTTATCCAATATTTCATGAACCTAGAACAGGTGCTCGTGCTACTAAATTAAAAATGAAACCAAAAATAAATAGTTTTTTAACTGGATCAGAAACAGTACGTTTTAAACCAGAACCTGGATTATTAATTATTTTTCCAGGATATTTAGAACATGAATTTGCAGTAGATTATGGTATTGAACCATTTAGGTTTATACATTGGAATATTCAAGCAGTACCAAAAGAAATGGCTAAAGATGTTTAAAGTAATAGATAATTTTTTAGATGAAGAATATTTTAATGAAATAAAAAATACACTTCTTGATCCTGATTTTCCTTGGTTTTATAACGATTTTATTTCAGATAAAAATGATCCCCAAAATTATTATTATTTTACTCATGTGTTTTATCACAAATTAATTCAAAATAGTAACTACTATCCAATATGGCATAAATTTTTGCAAAAGATAGATTGTAAAGCACTTATAAGAATTAAAGGAAATATGTATATGAATATAAATGAAAAAAGAAGACATGAAAAACATACTGATTATTCCTTTCCACATAAAGGATGTCTTTTATATATTAATGATAATAATGGTGAAACTTATTTTGAAAAAGAAAACGTACAAGCAAAAGCTAATAGAGTTGTATTTTTTGATCCACATAAGCCACATTCTAGTTCTGCTTGTACAGATCAAAAAAGAAGATTAACTGTAAATTTTAATTACTTTTAAAATGAATTTTAAAGAATACGAATTACCAAAAGAAAGTTTTATAGGAGGTTGGTTTATACCTTTAAATGTTTGTGACAAATTAATTAATTATTATAATAAATTTGAAAAAAATGTTATTGTTGGAACTACCAGAAATAATCTGG